GTGAGCGATTAGGTTCCGCCCGAATCCACTTTGTTAGCAAGTATAATCAACGTAATTATGTTGACTATGTTGACAGAGTCGTAACCAGGTCCCAGAATTGGGACCTTGCTACTTTGGAGATTTCCAAATTTCTAAAGGAGTCTAGAAAGACTATTGGCAGTATCTATGAGATACGCCAATCAGTTGTTTACTTATACAACCTAGGAACATTGATGAGGTACTACTACCCAAAAGTCTACAAGAGGCTTTTTAGGTGGTATCGAATCGAATCGTACTTGAAACGTATCATACAAGAAAATGAGACTCTGACTACTAAAGTAATTAAATATTACTATAGTAGTGCAAACTCGTTCTTGTGTGATATGGTACAACCCGAGGTTCCATGTGGTGTTAGTGCTTACTTTCCTTTCTTACGAAAGGATCGTGTTATGTTGTTTCGAAAATTTGAGAGACAACAGTGCAAGGCTAAGAATTTTGTTTATGATCTAAATGATAGTCGCAAGGGTTCTATATCCGTACCATCCAGTTTTACTGAGGAGTATATTTTAAAATATACTCAGGCTTTAACTAAGGAGGCAACTCCAACTAAAGTCGATGAGTACACAGTCAGACGAGTTATCGGAGACTGGAGGGATATAACTTTTGATGATTACGTCAAAGCAAGTAACCAATGTCTTAGCACCAGTGCATGTGCCGAGTTGAATAAGCTCGGTCAGGCCGGAGAGATATCTGAGTGGGGTCCAAAGATCTCCTGTACCATGGTTCTGAACCAGAAGTACGAGGGATTATGCCCCGTTCCATACTTTATGTATGGGCTCGTTCCAGAGAAGTTAACAGGTGTTGCCTATTTTCTTCCTGAGCCTCTTAAGATAAGAGGTATTACCACAATAAATGCGGTAGAACTTGCAGCTGGGAAACCACTGCAGAGATGTCTCTCTGAGAGGATGAAGGATGATCCTAATCTTCTCTATGGTAGAATGGTACAGGAATCTGACATAGAAAATCTGACGATAAGAAGTGAGAGATATTGGAATTCACGAGGTTTTAAAACTGAGGAATTAGAATATTTTTCTGCTGATTACGAGTCAGCTACTGATAATATATCACCGGAGACTAGTAAAGAAATAGATAAAATCTGTTTTTCTGCTGGTCTACTTCCGGATATTGAGATACCTATCGGTATATGTCTGAAGTCACTGTGGTTCATCATGGCCAGAATTTTTCAATTTCTTAATAATGATACACCCAGGGCTACGAAAAATAATTGGTTAAATATTAATATATATGTACAATGTATGTTAAAGAATTATGGTTGTAGCAGGATGTCACATATCAGATCAAAACTTTGGTCTGGTAGGGAGATATCCATCGGTAACGATAAGATAATACAAACCTATGGACAAATGATGGGAGATATAAAGAGCTTTCCGGTTCTTTGTATACTTAACCTAAGTCTATGGGATTCTGTTTGTGGTAATGTTGACGTAAAATATGAA